ATCGAGCCCGGTAAGAAAGTTTTAGCGTTTTTAACCGAGTTAGCGAAACAGCGTAACTTAATAATATCCAGTTCGTCGCGCGGTAAATTGGTATTCCTACAGTCTTCGGAAGGCGGCCAACCGGTCGCAAGACTGCAGCAGGGGGTAGCGCCCGTATTATCGGTTACGCCGTTCTTTAGCCCCCAGGAATACTACAGCCATATAACCGGAATCGAACCGGTAGTCGTCGGCCTGGCAGGGTCCCAGTTTACCGTTAAGAATCCGCGCCTATTAGGCGTTACCAGGCCGTTAACTTTCAACGCACCCGATACACTGGACGCTGACGTTAAATCAGCCGTAGAAGCTAAGTCGGGGCGTATGTTCGGGAATATGGCTTCCTACTCGGTTCGCGTAGCTACCTGGCGAGACCCGAACGGTACACTATGGGACCCGAATACGTCTATAAAATTACTAGCCCCCGACGCTATGATATACAAAGAATACGAATTTATTATCCGGTCTATTGAGTTTAGCCGGGACAGGGCGACGGAAACCGCTACCCTTAACTTAGTAGTACCAGGCGCATTTAGCGGGAAAATCCCGGGGGCTTTACCATGGGACGAATAGCGAAACTTTTATCCTTCCTACGCACTTCCAGGAATGAGGCGAAAATCTCCGACGTTAAAGTCGACCCGGGCGGAGGACCTAATATAACCGCCGAGCATTTCGCAGCAGCCGGGGACGATTCGCACCCGTTACCAGGCGACTACGTGGCCTTAAATACCGATAGCGGTTCGGGTCGGGAATCTGCTATTGGATACCTGGACCCGCTTAACGAACCTAAAGCCCAGCCCGGCGATAAACGTATCTACGCCAGGGACGAAGACGGCGTCGTTATTGTCGAAATATGGCTTAAGAATACCGGAGAAGCGACCGTCTTAAACGAAAACGGGTCTATAACTTTACAGCCAGACGGCGGCGCTATAACCACGACGCCGGAATCTACGTTCGACGCTAAGGCGGACGGCTCTATTAAAGGCGACAACGGTAGCGGTTCTTTCGAACTAGCGGCCGGAGGGGACTTTCTGGTAAATGGTGTTACTATAGATACTAGCGGGAATATAACAAGTCCAGCGACGATTACAGGCGACACCATAGCAGGCAGTACGTCCGTTAAGGCAGCCGGTAAAGAATTGGCGGGGCATTTACACCTAGCCGGTACACCCCCGGGTAATACAGGGCCTAATACCTAATGGCAGAACAACAAGGCGACGTTAGCCTATTCCAGACAGACGACGACGGTAATATTACAGTCGAAGGTGGTATCGTTACTATGGGCGGCGGGCTAGAAACGTCCGCCTATTTGTCGTTGTTTGGCGGCAATGAAGACGACGACGGTAGAGCCGACAACCAGGCGAACTGGTGGGCCAATATCGACGAGGTGGACCCGGCCAGGGAATACCGCAGCGAAACCCAGAATTTATTACAAGCGTTAACCGCTACTAGCGGAAATTTACGTCGCATAGAAGACGCGGCGAATAGGGATTTATCCTGGTTTATTACGAATAAAGTAGCGTCCTCGGTTAACGTGGTCGCCAGTATCCCAGGTATAAACAGAATCAAACTAACAATCGATATCGAGGCCCAGGGCGAAGAATCTAGCTTCGAGTTCGTAGAGAATTGGAAGGCCGGCGCATGAGTCTACAGACCCCAACAACTAAAGAAATAAGCGACAATATTATCGCGCAGCTAGAAGCGTCTCTTAACCAAACTATACCACTACTACCTAAATCGTTTTTAAGGGTCTTAGCGAAGGCCGTAGCCGGCGTATTCGTGCTTTTGTATAAGTACGGCGGGTTTATGTCCCGGCAGGTATTCGTACAAACTGCCAGCGATAAAGAAACTACCGTTAACGGCGAAGTAGTAACACCGCTTACCGAGTGGGGCCGACTTATCGGGGTAGGTGACCCGGTACCAGCCACTAGCGCCGAATTACTTATCGATATTACCGTCGATACCCAGGTCGGCGTATTGCCCTCCGGGACCCAATTAGTAGGCACCGATAACGGGGTTACCTACATTACGATAGGCGCGGTAGCTCTAGACGCCTCAGTCGTCCAGGCGACCGTAAGGGCAGCTTCGGACCAGGCAGGCGGGGGCGGTTCCGGCGCTATAGGGAACTTAGACCCCGGCGCTATTATTTCCTTCGCTAACCCCCTGGCTAACGTATCGCGTAACGCCGTTGTGGTTATCCAGACCGTTACCGGCGCGAATGCTGAAAGTACAGAAGCGTACCGCCAGCGAGTTATAGACAGATTCCAGAAAAGACCCCAGGGTGGGGCGTATGCTGATTATGAGATATGGGGCGAAGAAGTAGCCGGGGTTATTAACGTATACCCTTATACCAGCGATTGCCCCGGACAGGTCGACGTATACGTCGAGGCCACGGTGGAAAGCTCCGGAGACCCGGACGGGGTACCAACGTTGGCGCAACTGCAGGCGGTATTAGATTCTATTGAGTTGGACCAGAACGGTCTAGCCAGTAGGCGACCCGCTAACGCCCTGGCTAATTCGTTCCCTATCACACGTACGGGATTCGACGTTAAAGTTACAGGGCTACAAGTAGATAACCTGGCGCAAGTACAAGCGACGATAACGGGCGCCGTAGAAGAATATTTCCTCGACAGGGGACCTTTTATCGCGGGTCTATCCGTATTACCAAGAAGGGACCGCATAACTAACAGCGGGGTAGCTGGTGTAGTCGACGATATCGTTAGCGCATCCGGTGGTATATTTACGGGCGTAATAGTAGAACAGTCCACCATAAATATAGACACGTACGCCCTGGGAGTGGGTGAGAAAGCCAAAGCGGCTACGGTAACTTTCCTATGATGTTCTTAAGGATATTTAAGCACCTACTACCCAACGCTAGAGCATGGCGTATTACGGTAGATAAAAAGCTCCGACAGTTTTTCGAAGGGCTTTCGGGCGTTGGGGGGGACGTTAAGACGTTCTTCGATGATATCTGGCTGGACATATTCCCGCAAACTACCAGGGAGTTAGACGCCTGGGAAAATAATTTCGCACTATCGAAAAATACATCGTTAACAGAGCAACAGCGGCGCGACCGATTAGACGCCACATGGAAAACATTAGGCGGTCAGGGCCCCCGATACATACAGGATACGCTACAAGCTAACGGCTTCGACGTGTACTTACATTCGTGGTGGGTCGAAGGAACACAACCAGCGCCAGGCGTGAAACAATGCGTAACGCCGCGTAACCCGTTATTATGGCTAAGACCGTCGCAGATTATAACGAAATTTCAAGTAACCTGTGGTAATCCCGCCACTACGTGTGGTAATCCAGCCGCTACGGCAGGCTCTACACTACAGCCGCTAGGATATCCGCTAGTTAACAAGATATTACAGACCGTACCGAAATACGCTGTAACCTGTGGTAATCCCGCCACTACGTGTGGTAATCCAGCCGCTACGTGTGGTAATTATTCATCATTACAGAAAATACAAAAGAACTATATTATACCGGCGGACCCCGCTAAATGGCCCTATTTCCTCTATATAGGTGGCGCTGTTTTCGGCTCTTTGGCAAATGTAGAGGCGCTTAGAAAAGATGAATTCGAGGCGCTTTGTCTCAAAATTTGCCCGGCCCAACAGTGGTTAGGTATATTAGTTAAATATTCTTAGGAGATAGTAAAATGGCTAACAACCCATCGACACTGGTAGATTATAACGGCCAGGTTAACGCCCCTAACGCGGCTTACCCCTATGGCAGCGCCCGAGACGACGCGGTCCCCGGAGACCTAACAGGTACGCCGCGTGTAGCGGCAGAACTAAGGGATATCGAAGGGTTCCAGCAGTCGCTATTAGTGACCGCTGGGATTGTACCAACGGGGGCGCCGGACGAAGTAGGGGCGTCTCAGTACCTAGAAGCACTTAAAAGAGTCCCTAGTATCGCAGCGGCGGCCGTATTCGACTCGGTCGTTAGCATGGTGGCCGGTACTACGGTGGCGGCGGCCGTCTCCTTTGCGGAACTGGCAGCAGCACAAGCAACCGTACAGACCCAGGCGTACTATTCTGGGTGGGCGGCAGCCTCGGAAACACCGAAGGGCGGCGCTTTCTATGTGATATTAACAATTGCCGATTATGGGGCTATACCGGACGGATTCGGAGACCATTACGTCGGCGGCGGTACGGACTATGTAGCAGCTATCGTCATACATGGTGCGCTAGACGTTACGACATTCGGGGCTAGAAATAACGGCAGTGGAGACAGTACGACAGCTTTACAAGCAGCGCTAGACTACAGCTTCGTGAAGCAAAAGCTAGCGGTGTACATACCAAAGGGCGACGTCGGAAACGGGGCGTTTTTAACCAGCTCCGTGTTAACTATCTACCAAGGACAGCATATTTGTGGAGATAGTAGTAGAGCTGGTACAATTATTTGCCTCGGTAACTCCGCTTTTGAAACTAGCGCGGTAGGCGTTGGCGGTTTGCTAATTGAAAACTTAACACTATTTAGTAACGTATTACACCCCGTTACACCTAACACGTACGTAGGAATATACCTTAAAGGCGACACCGGTAACCGCCCGTTCTACAATGAATTTAGAAACGTGTTTATAGACGGTTTTAAGACCGCCGTATCCGTCGAATGGACCTGGGCTACAAAGATTCTAGGCTGTTTTATGAATCGTTGCGCGCTAGGTATTCTATCGAACGGGCTTTCCGTTAACAACTTTGTCTCGTATAACACTATGGGTGGGGACGGGGCGGTTAGTGACGACGCGGGTATTAAGATTTTAGGCACTGCCGAAGGTTGGTGTATATCGAATAATCTTATAGATAACTTTGGACACGCTGCATTCTTAGTGGGGTCTTCACACAACTATATCCACAATAATATATTCGACCATTGCGCTAAGGCGGGTATAGCCTGGAGTGCACTATCCGTTAACCAAGTTATCAGCGGGAACTACATAGGCTTGGTTAACTCCGCTACAACGTGTATTAATGGTTTTAACACCGTAGATAATGTGCAGCAAGACGGGCATTCTATAACCGATAATGAACTGGTTACGTATGGTACCGCTACGCTCGGTATTGCGCTGGACCTAGGCGACAGAGGTACACGGGTTAGCGGTAATAAAATGCGTACAGGTTTCACCACGTCGCTACGTACTAATAATAGCCCGGAAGATATTACCGT